GGTCCCGCCATCCTTGGTGCTGGCCCAGGTCGGGAGCCGAATCTCGAAGGTGAGGTCGACCGAGAGATCATCTGGCAGCATGCCGCCGATGAAACTCTCCATGACGTCGTCGCTCAGCACTGTGGAGAACTCGAGGCCTGAGTTCAGGATCTTGCTGAGATCGTCTCCGGTGACATCGTTGAGGAAGCCCGCGTCCTCCCCGAGGTTCCCTCCGAACAGCTCTGCGAGGCTCAGTGGGAAAGTGTGGCTGGTGGATTGCAGGTAGTCGTAGACCTCCCAGAACTCGGCCACCTCTGACGGGTCTGCGTTGATCGACTCCTGGCGCTGCTCGGCCATTTGTCTGAGGGTCACATACACCTCGTCGAGCTGGGCGCGGGTAATAGGTGTGAGCTGCTGCAGGCATTCCACCAGCGCCATGATCTGGGCGTGGTTTTTGCCGATACGTTCAACGCGCACCTGGCGCATGGCGCGGAACTCGGTTTCGTAGTGCGCCACGCGCTCGGCGAAGGTGGCCAGAATGCTGGCCTCTGCCTTGAGGGCTTTAATCAGGTAATGGCTGACGTCCTCGATCTGCAGCATGTTGAGGGTGTCGGCTGATGCCCGGCTTTGCTCGGTGACCACCGGGCGCACAAAATGCAACTTGACGATGCGCGTCATGATGGCCTCAGAGGCCACCACGCTGGCGTTCTGGCTGATGCAGATGCTGCCCCGGAACGGCGGTTCATAGGTTTCATTACCGCCGGTTTTCTGGCCCCTGGTGCGCAGGGTGCCGCCCCCGAAAAAGTCTTTCAGCTCGTCCCAGTCAAAGGATTTTGCGTGGGCCTTGTCTGGGTCGCTGCGGTCGCCTTCCAGCAACACCACCGGCATGCCGGATACCTGCCCCATGGCGCGGGAGCGGCCCGCTACTGATGATTTGCTGGGGTCAAACCCCTCGTAGTCACGGCCCAGCAGCTTCCAAAGAAACTGCAGCAGGGTGGATTTGCCCGCGCCGGCCTCGCCGGTGGCCTCCAGAAAGGGAAACGACGCATAGCGCTCGCGGATCTGCTCAACAAACAGCGAGCCAGTCCAGAACGCCAGGGCAATCACGCCCTTGGCGCCAAAGCAGGTCCAGAGGTGGTTAAACCAGTCCGCCTGGTAGGTGGCGTCATTGGTGTTGGCGTCGATCGGTATGGTCTTGAGCAGGCTTTTCAGGCGCAGCTTGCCGAACTCGAAAAAGTCCTCGTTGTTGGCCTTGAACAGCTGGCCGCCCTTAACTGCCAGATCCCCCAGCAGATAGGCCTGGTATTCCTTGCTGTAACCGATGTAGTCGATGGTTTGGACGGTTTTAATGTTGTACAGCTGGTCCTGCATGATGCGCTGCAGCTGCAGCGGGCTGCCGGTAAACATGGCCCCGGCCGCCACACTCAACAGCCGCTTGGTGAACTCCCCCACCGCCGCCACCTGGGCGCCGGTGAAGGTGTTTTTCACGCTGCCGCCGTCGTGCGGAAAGTCCACCCGGAAGTAGTACCAGGATTCGTCCGTCACCTCATTGCGCTGGAAGTACAGGGCGCGCGGGCTGCAGTTGGCGATCTGCACCACCCCGCCGGACTGCTCCAGGGCGCGTTCGCGCAGCTGGTCGCTGTTCGCCACACGAATGGTCGGGTCTTCTGAATTCTGCAGATCCTCCATCGCCTTGTTGTACTTGCCCAGATCCAGCTTGAACCAGTACATGCGGTTGTCGAAGGTGAAATAGAACTCGTGCTGCTCGCGCCAGGTGTACATAAGCAGCCCTTTCTCACTGGCGTTTTTGGCCAGCAGCAGGTTGCCGTGGTAGCGGTACTCCTCCAGGTGCTCTTTCTCCAGCCGCTTGGCCAGCCAGAGGTCATTCCAATCGCGCTTTTCTTCCCGGAACGGGATCTGCGCCGCAACACAGCTCCAGCCGTCTTTTTCTGCCTGCGCTGCCCACTTCTTGGTGTACCGCTGGCCGGCGTTGTCGCCATCCAGCGCCCACACCAGTTCCGGCCGGCGCTTGCCATTGGCGGTGCACAGCTCGGCCAGCGCAGCCAGCTCGGTGCCGGGGTAGTTGTTGCAGCTCATGATTGACACGGCACTGATGCCGGCATGCAGCAGGGCGATGGCGTCGAAAATGCCCTCTACAATCCACAGCTGTTTGACCTCCATCAGGTCAATGCACGGCGGGATCCACCAGCGGCCCTGGTAATCAGAGCCGTATTTGAACATGGCCTTCTTTTTGCCAAAGCGTGCTGGCCGGTCTATCAGGCGCTCCCAATGGCCGCCGCCGGGCAGTGCAAACCGCACGGTCTCGGATGCAATGTTCAACTTGCGGTCGTGGTAGGTCTCTTGGCTGTACCAGCCTTTGATCATGCTGGGGTCAAAGCCGCGGCTAAACTCCAGGTAGGCGCGGGCAGCGGCTACCGGGTCGGCCTCTGTGCGCTGGTAGCGTGCGGACCAGTCGTCGAACAGCTCGCGGTATTCCTCTTTGATGTAGATGCTGGCCCCGCACTTATCCAGGCGGCCGCAGTACAGCACCCACGGTGCTTCTGCGTTGGCGTACAGCTCTTTGTGCTTGCAGACAGGGCAGGTGCCGCCTTGCAGCCATTTATCCTTTTTCCCTTTCTTGAGCCCGAAGTCGTTGGCGATCCGCCGGCTTATCTCTTTTAAGAGGTCGTAATTCATGGGGTAACTCGTGCCGGCTGGGTGTCTTGGCCTAGGGCATGGACCAGGGCTCCCAGCAGTTTTTTATTGGCCGCCATATCCGGGCAGTGGGCCAGAATGCTGCCGTGGCGCAGGCCGTGGGGCAGATGGCTGTAACGCTCCTTCCAGAACTCGTCCTGGTAACGCAGCCGGTACTGTTGCCGCGCGGCCTCTAGCAGCGCGTGGACCTGTTGCGGGGTTAGCTCCAGCTCAATGCGCATGGCGGCGGCCTCGATCAGTGGACGACGTGCAGCGCGGGGCAGCGCTTGCTCAGCATCACCTGGCGGATGTGCTCCACCGGCAGCGCGTAGGTCAGGCCGCTGGCGGTGTCGCGCAGCATCACCAGTTCACTGGTGGAGCTGGACAGGTCTGCATACACCGGCGAGCAGTGCACGCGCTGGGCGTAGGCCTGGGCTGCTGCGTTCTCGGCCTGCTGGCGGGTGATACCCAGCACCGAGGCCAGCAGGTGGTTAGTAGTGGCGTGCACCTGAGCACTGGCGCCCATACCTTGCGACAGCCCGCTGATGTAGGCCTGGGCAAGGTTGGCCAGCACGCCGCCAGCGTGTGCATCAGCCATCGCCTGCGCGGTGCTGTTCTCCGCCTCTGCCTGGCTGGCACCAAACACCCGCTGCAGGTGCTCAACCGTGCGCAGAAACAACCCTTCATCGTTGCCGACGTGCTCGCCAGCGTGGCGTTGCAGGAAGCCAACGGCGGCCGCCTGCAGAGTTTCTTTGTTGTTATGCATTGGTGCTTTCCTCGGTATCAAACAGGTCTGCCTGGTCAGCGGCCGGCTGGGAGAAGCGCAAGGCGCGCATGCGCTCCATGTGCGGGGCGACCGGCAACTGAATTAGGGGCTGTTCCAGCCCGGACGGGCTGAGCTGGTAATCAATGCTCTGGGTGCCACTGAACTTGGCGCCGCAAATCAGGTTGGTGCACTCGTAATACACGGTACGGAAACAGGCCGTTTGGCCCTCTGAGGTGCGAATGCGCAGCTTGCTGCGGCAGGCTGGGCACACTTGGTTGTAGGTGCTGCTCACTGGTCTTTGCTCCGTACCTGGTAAAGCGCCCGCCCTCGCCCGCTGGTGCGCCGGGCGGCTTTGCGCAACGCCGTCTTGGCTAGCCACTCGGCGGCCTGTTCAACGCTCTCCAGGCCTTGGTGCCGGCGCACCTCTTCCAGTAGCGCCAGTTGGTCATCGGACAGGGTGATTTGAAGATTGGGCATCTTTTCGTCTGACATTTAGCGGCTTCGATCAGGCCGGGGGCTGCGCGACACTGGGCTCAGTGCCCAGCACCGTCACCGCCTCACGCATGACCAGCTCACGCACCAGGGAACCGAGCTGGTCGCCCTGGTAGTCAGCTAGC